GGGTAAAGTCATCGATGCTGGCAGTGGAAAGCGCACCACGGAAACGGAAGCGATTTAAATTAAATTTTTCCAGATCATGAATGCGGAAATTCTCAGGCAATGCCACAGCATCGGCACCAATCTTACTGATAATTTCATTAACACCCTGAGCAGAAATAAGGGCATGGATTTGATTAATTGCGGTTGCGTCTAAGTTCTGAGACATAATAAGTCCTCACTATATAAAGATATTCAGTGATGAGATAAATAATCAGTTAATTAAAAACGATATTAACGACCTGCTGCGCGGAGTTTTCCGTCAGGTTCACCGGCAAGAGTCAGTAACTGTCCCTGGTCTTCCTGCAGAATAGTCAGGCGACCACCGCGATTGACATACATCGGCGTTTCGGTGGTGTCTTCTTCGGAAATTTTCCCGCGGTTAGTCGGGCGAACATATGAGAGTTTGTGTTTGATTTTCACTCGGTTCTCATCAAACGGTTCGATTTCCAGGTTGAGCGAGACCTTACCTTTGGTTTTCGTGTTCATCACACCGGAAGCGACTTCACTGAGAACTGCGCCGATTTTGGTTTCAAATACGCCGCCGTCCAGCTCCCCGATAAATGCCTGCACATCAGTACTGCGTTCGCTAGCCATTTTGCTGCTCCTCATCATATCGACCCTGCAAGGTCGGTTAGTTTCTCCACAAAACAGAGAAGAACACCTGCGGTGACTGCCGCCCGGATGGATTGGGTTATGAGCCCGTCGTCCGGTGATGCTCTTCTCTGTTTTGTAAAAAGGACGGTACCAGCCGGAAGCAAGGGTACAAGCTGGTACCGCCAAGACTACACACAGCATAAAGTTGTGGTGCCGGGTGCCGGGTGCCTCCCGGTGCCTGGCGAAGGTTGCACACCAGGCGGGTGGGTATCCACAGAAGGTCGACTGTCAGCCTCAACCTTAACCCGCGTGCGCTGAGCCGCATTCACCACAACGCTAAGGATTCTCTCTGGTTGAAAATACTTAGCTGTTATGTGCCTGCTTTTAGCCACATCAGGCGAGGTGGACCTAGTTATTCCCCAACAACAAGGATTCGGTTAATCTGGTTATCCCCAACAACGCAAAAGGAAAAGAAATGTCCGGTAATATCTATACGCTGTACAAATCCCACTGTGAAAATGTTGGAAAGTATCGGGGCATTGAAATCAGTGGGGTAGTGTCATCAGTCGAAATAAGCAAAGTTGAATCAAGGGCAACATTACTTACTCTTTTGGACCTTGTCTTACATGAGCACCGGAAGAAATTCGGCACTCCCTATAATCAGTTGAATGGGAAAAAGGCTCTGGTTCACCTTATTCTGATGAAGCATCACTGGATGCCAAAACAGATTAATGAGATGAAATTTGATGAACTTCTTCTTTCAATTCAGGATGAACTCACACTTGATAAAATAAGCGTAACCGCCCAGAAATTTTTAGATTATCGAGACTGGAGATCACAAATTCATCACTTTGATGATTTTGACGAAAATGAATGGGATCCTAATTTGTCTGCACAATATCTAAAGTAACATCCTGTGATAAAACCGTGATTTCCTGATCCAGTTTTTTTAAGGAGTCTATTGTTTCCTGTCGATAAGACAGCACTTCACGAAGCTGGTTTATAGCTGCCAGCTTCTTTGTCATCCACTCATAAATTTCCTCATCTGTGTAGCCAGGCGCGACGATTTTGGGTTCTGTTTTGTGCATTTCACATCTCCTCAAGTTATCAGTTACTTGTTGATGGGGACCAGATTGTTAAAGAGCTAAGCGTCCTGTAGGGCGCTTTTTTGTTGCTAACGAATCATCCTGGACTTCATATGCCCCAGGCGGCTACTTCGTGGGCGTCCTGCCTGTTCGTTGTTTCGCTTGGGTACATTATGTATCTCAAAGGTACATTGTCAAGTATAAAAAAACCTGCCGAAGCAGGTTCATAAACATTGATTAGGCTTTGATTTTGTATCTTCTTGGTTTTCCTGAGAAAATCACTGTACCAATTATAGAGCAATTACCGTTGATCTTAATGTAAGGCTCAGGCCAGTTTGGGTTTAACGCTTTGAGATAACGCTGTGTCCCATCTTCTATCAACCTTTTGAAGGTGGTTTCGCCTGTATCGTGCATCAATGCAATAACGTCGTCACCGTGGCAGGCAGGTACTTCAGGATCGACAAAAATCATGTCTCCCGGGCGGTACTCATCAATCATTGAATCACCTATCACCCGCAAGATATAAGTCATTTCCCCACAGGGTACAGGGCAGGGATACGTTTCTGCTGTGCTCAAATCAACCTCAGAATATCCAACTTCTTTCCATGCTCCGGCCTGTACCCATGATATGACAGGGACTAATGTGATTTGTTTATTAGTGATTGAAACATCAGGTTTTTTTGTGATGTTCGTTGTCTGGTGTTCTTGATCGAGCCATCCGACAGGCAGGTCGAAACATTTTTCGATGTGTCGTGCCATGCTGTCACCGATATTTTTAGTAGCACCATCTCCCATAAACCTGCTGGTCTGGGTTGGCTCGCGATCAATCATAGTGGCAAAGGAAGAATTCCCGCCAACACCATCTCTCAATTTTCTGGCGTTAGACCGCCGGATGTCATGGATTGTTTTCATAACGAAATTAAAACCCTTGTACCGTTAAGGTACAAGTATCTTGAAGGTTCATTTCAATCATGTAATATGTACACCGGAGGTACATATTGTATGAAAGCGTATTGGGACTCTTTAACCAAAGAACAGCAGGGCGAGTTGGCCGGAAAAGTTGGCTCAACACCTGGCTACTTACGGCTGGTTTTCAATGGCTATAAAAAAGCCAGTTTTGTGCTGGCTAAAAAACTTGAGCAATGCACGTCAGGTGCAATTACGAAATCTGACTTAAGACCGGATATCTATCCGAAAGATTAGCAGAACACTTTCAATTTTTAACCACAGAACGATGAGGCTAACCGTGGGTAAGCATCACTGGAAAGTAGAAAAACAGCCTGAGTGGTACGTGAAAGCTGTCAGAAAAACTATCGCAAAGTTGCCGGGTGGTTACGCTGAAGCAGCTGACTGGCTGGATGTAACAGAGAACGCATTATTTAACCGCCTTCGTGCCGATGGCGATCAGATTTTCCCGCTGGGATGGGCAATGATTTTGCAACGTGCTGGTGGAACTCACTTCATTGCTGACGCTGTGGCGCAGTCTGCAAATGGCGTCTTTGTGTCTCTTCCTGACGTCGAGGATGTGGACAACGCCGATATTAACCAGCGTCTGCTGGAAGTCATTGAACAGATCGGCAGTTATTCAAAACAGATTCGTTCAGCAATCGAAGACGGTGTAGTGGAACCGCATGAGAAGACAGCAATTAACGACGAGCTGTATCTCTCAATTTCGAAGCTGCAGGAGCATGCAGCACTGGTCTACAAAATCTTTTGCATTTCAGAAAGTAATGACGCCCGCGAGTGTGCAGCTCCGGGCGTCGTGGCGTCGATTGCTTCTGGTTGTGGAGAAACTAACGCATGAACAGTTTAACGGCAAATAACCGTTTGTCGCAACAGCTGGTGGTCAGCGTCGCTGAACACGTGTTGTTACGGCATGAATGCAGATTACCAAATCTCCTGGCTGTAAGTAACCACAGAGAACTTTACCTGACTGTGGGGGGCGAGTTGTGCAGGAACTTAACCGCTGGTTTCGTGACGGAAGAGGACTTTATGTTCATGTTATTCGTTGGGAGTCAGAAACACAGCGCGTTATCTATCTTCGCAAAGACTACCCGCATGAGTGCTTTAGCCCTTTGTGGAAATTCAGGCGTGATTTTGTTGAGTGTGAAGGACCACCAGCACATTGATTCTGCCATTCCGGGACGTTACACTGTTCAGGCACCTTATAAAGCGGGTGCCGGGATTGGCGTCCTGGAATTGATCAAGGCGATATATGACGCGCCAGCGTCTTTTTTATCGTCCGCATTTGCTCACATCAAAGTTATGGTGGGCTGGGCGGGGGCATCGAAAGATGCGCCGGTTTCCTTGATCACCGGTTACGCCAACCCCGTTCAGTTCACCACCAGCGAAATTGGCGTTTCCGGTGGTGGAAGTATTTCACCGATCAAGGAGGCTGCCATCATGGCTACTGTCCCAGCCCTCACTCGTCTGAATGATGAAGACTTACATAAACTCAGTTATGTAACAACTGCACTACGTGCTCTGCGCAAGGTAACTCTTTCGGATCCGCAGGCACATCAGGTTCTGGTAGAAACCCTTCTTAACTTGCAAGCTGAACGTATTCGTCTGGCGGATAAGGCTAATTTTCATATTCACCGTCTCCTGAATATCAGCGGAGGGCATCGTCATGCTTAATCCGTTGCTCCTCAACATTTACCGTTTATTTCAGCGTAAAAAAATATCAACACCCACAGTTGGGCAGTGGTACACCACGCCAGCAGGGCATGTTCTACGTGTCAGCCTGGTTGACTGTGAATGTCAGAAGGTGATTTGTGAACCGCTGGGCCGCAATTACCGCGTCAGTATGCCGCTTATTGCCTTTCGCTCCGGAAAAAACATGAAGCATCTCGGAGGTGCAGCATGAGTATGGAGCTGATGGTTAAAGCGATGAAAATTCGAGTGGGTAATCCATTGCGAAAACTGGTTCTGATCAAGCTGGCTGATAATGCCAGCGATCAGGGTGAGTGCTGGCCCAGCTACCAGCATATTGCTGACCAGTGCGAGATTAGCAAACGTTCTGTGATGAATCATATTGCGGCCCTTTGTGATTCCGGGCTGGTAAAAAAAGTCACCCGGAAAGGTGAAAAAGGTAACTCAAGTAATATCTATCTCCTTCATCTTGATGGTGCAGGAGATTCACTAGGGGGTAGTGCAAATAATTCACTATCTAGTGCAGCAAATTCACCAGGTAGTGCAGGAGTTGCACCAGGGGGTGGTGCAGGAGATTCACCCAGAACCAGTCACTCTTTTGAACCAGTCAAAGAACCAGTCAATGAACCAATAGCTGTTGGTGCATCTGCTGATGAGTCCGTGCGAGTTCGTTCAAACCGACCGGAATACTCTCCGGAGTTTGAGCAGGCATGGCTGGCATACCCCAAACGTGCTGGTGGCAATTCAAAATCTGCAGCCCTCAAAGCCTGGAAAGCTCGTTTGAATGAGGGGGTAAAACCCGAAACCATGCTGGAAGGTGTGAAACGCTACGCGGGCTGGGTATCTGCGATGGGTAACAGCGGCACACAATTTGTGAAACAGGCTGTCACGTTCTTTGGTCCGGATCGTCATTTCGAAGAATCCTGGGAAGTTCCTGCGGTATCTGCAGCCAGACGCGAGGACCCGTACTTCAGAGCCAGTTACGACAACGTGGACTACAGCCAGATCCCGGCAGGATTCAGGGGGTGATCATGAGTCTTTTGAATGACGTTCAGAAATTCATTGAAGCCCATCCGGGGTGTACTTCCGGAGACATTGCGGATGCTTTTGCAGGTTACTCACGGCAGCGCGTTCTGCAGTCAGCAAGCAAGTTACGTCAGAGTGGTCGTGTGGCTCACCGTTGTGAAGGGGATACACGCAGACATTTCCCGCGCCTGACTGAGAGAGCGCAGGAGGCGGAACCGCAACCAGTTCGTGAAACCAGACCTGTGCGCAATTTCTATGTCGGCACTAACGACCCGCGGGAGATTTTGTGCCTGACCCGCCAGGCGGAAGAACTGGAGTCCAGGGGCTTATACCGTCGTGCTGCAACGGTGTGGATGGTGGCATTCCGTGAAAGCCACTCCCAGCCAGAACGAAACAATTTTCTGGCGCGTCGTGAGCAGTGTTTACGGAAAAGCAGCAAGCGCGCTGTATCGAGTGATGAGTGGTATCTGTCAGGGAATTACGTGGGGGCGTAATGACGACGTTAACTCAATGCCAGCAGCAGGTGCTGGATATGCTGATTTCTTACCAGAAAGAGCGTGGCTTTCCGCCAACCAATCAGGAGGTGGCAACCATGCTGGGATACCGTTCAGTGAATGCAGCGGTGGAGCATCTTCGCGCACTGGAGAAAAAAGGCGTCATCACGATAAAGCGTGGCGTGGCCCGGGGGATAACGCTTCATACCGCGGTGAAGGACGACGACAGCGAGGCGGTCGGGATTATCCGCGCACTGCTTGCCGGGGAGGAAAACGCAAGGCTGCGTGCAACCCACTGGTTACATGAAAGGGACCTGAAAGTATGAAGCTGATCCTGCCTTTTCCGCCCAGCGTGAACACGTACTGGCGACACCCCAACAAAGGGGCGTTTGCTGGTAAGAGCCTGATAAGCTCGGCGGGGCGAAAATTCCAGAGCGCGGCGTGCGCAGCAATAGTTGAGCAGTTACGTCGTCTGCCGAAACCAACGTCGGCACCTGCTTCAGTGGAGATCGTGTTGTTTCCTCCGGATAACCGGATCCGCGATCTGGACAACTATAACAAGGCGCTGTTTGACGCCCTGACCCACGCGGGTGTGTGGGAAGACGACAGTCAGGTGAAAAGAATGCTGGTGGAGTGGGGACCGGTTATCCCGAAAGGGAAGGTCGAGATCACTATCAGTAAGTACGAGAAAACGGCGGGTGCAGCCGCCTGATCAAGAGGAGAAACGAAGTATGAATAATCTGATGGTCATTGATGGTATTGAAGTTCGTCGTGATGCTTATGGGCGTTACAGCCTGAACGATCTGCATCGCGCAGCAGTAGCATCTGGTGCAAATGCCAGAACCAAGGAGCCGGGAAAGTTTCTTTCCAGCCAACAAACTGTTGAACTTGTTCATGAATTGACCAACACCCAGAATTTGGGTGTTGACCCGGTGAGTGTGATTCATGGGGGAAATGAACGGGGAACGTATGTCTGCAAGGAACTGGTGTATGCCTATGCAATGTGGATCAGCCCGTCATTCCATCTGAAGGTGATCCGTACTTTCGATATGGTAACCAGCGCACCGGAAAAATTATCCGGACAGGCTGCTGACAAGATGCAGGCTGGCGTGATTCTGCTGGACTTTATGCGCCGGGAGTTAAACCTGTCTAACTCATCTGTGCTTGGGGCCTGTCAGAAACTCCAGGAGGCTGTTGGCTTACCGAATCTGGCACCACGCTATGCCATTGATGCTCCTGCTGACGCGCCTGATGGCTCAAGTCGCCCGACACTGTCACTGAGTGCACTGCTGAAACAGTATGGTATCCGCCTGACGGCTAATCAGGCATATCACCAGATGGCGAAGCTGGGGATCGTTGAACAACGCGAACGATACAGCCGTACCGCGATTAACAACATCAAAAGATTCTGGTCGCTGACAGCGAAAGGTTGCATGTTCGGCAAGAACATCACCAGTCCCGCAAATCCGCGCGAGACGCAGCCGCACTTCTTCGAATCCCGATTCCCTGAGCTGTTAAAGCTGCTCGATACCGTTCATTGAGGTGACCGTGAGAGCACTACTGACCCCTGAAATTGCCCCGCGTATGGGGATCGTATTGTTCAGGCCAGGTTCAGAGCTGATGCCCCTGTTTATGCAGGGGCGTGTCCTGCTGGAGCCTGAGCCGGAGCGTTATTCATCTTTCGCCAGTGGTGCCGTTCCGGCTGCATCACAACCGCTGGCGGATGATCCTGCCGTTCGGGCCGTGTTCCGCAATGAGGCAGTGATCCGTCGTGCTGGTGGCGTGGAATGTCTTGAAAGCTGGTTACTTCGTGAAAAAGGCTGCCAGTGGCCTCATTCCGACTGGCACAGCGAGAACATGACCACAATGCGACACGCTCCGGGTGCAATCCGTCTGTGCTGGCACTGCGATAACCAGCTGCGCGATCAGTTCACGGAACGGCTGGAATCAATGGCAACGGATAACTGTGCCCGCTGGGTGTTGTCTGTTGTGCGTCGGGATCTCGGTTTTGATGACAGTCACGTTGTGACAATGCCGGAACTGTGCTGGTGGCTGATTCGTAATGATCTGGCGGATGCCTTACCGGAAAGTGCAGCCCGTAAGGCACTGAGATTACCGAAGCCTGTTGTGCCGTCTGTTACCCGGGAAAGTGACCTTGTGCCTTCGGTTCCTGCCACCAGCATCATCCAGGATAAGGCGAAAAAGGTGCTGGCGCTGAAAGTGGATCCGGAGTCGCCGGAGTCTTTTATGTTACGCCCAAAACGTCGCCGCTGGGTTAATGAAAAGTACACGCGCTGGGTTAAGACACAGCCGTGTGCATGTTGTGGAAAGCCCGCTGATGATCCCCACCACCTGATAGGTCACGGTCAGGGTGGAATGGGAACAAAAGCGCATGACCTTTTTGTGTTGCCTTTGTGCAGAAAGCATCACGACGAGCTGCATGCGGATACCGTGGCATTTGAAGAGAAGTATGGCTCCCAGCTGGAGCTGATATTTCGTTTTATCGATCGTGCGCTGGCAATTGGCGTACTGGCGTAAGTGGAGAACGAGCATGAACCTTGAAGCCTTACCAAAATATTACTCCCCAAAATCTCCAAAATTGAGCGATGACGCACCGGCGACAGGCTCAGGTGGTTTAACGATTACGGATGTGATGGCTGCGCAGGGGATGGTGCAGTCGAAAGCACCGCTTGGGTTTGCCTTATTCCTGGCAAAAGTTGGTGTTCAGGATCCTCAATTTGCGATTGAAGGTCTGCTCAATTACGCGATGGCACTGGATAACCCGACATTGAACAAATTGAGTGAAGAAACCCGGTTACAGATCATCCCTTACCTTGTGAATTTTGCCTTTGCTGATTATTCCAGGTCTGCGGCAAGTAAGGCTCGCTGTGAGCATTGTGCTGGTACTGGATTTCATAATGTATTGCGCGAAGTGGTGAAACACTCCAGAAGCGGGGAATCTGTTATCAAGGAAGAGTGGGTGAAGGAACTATGTCAGCATTGTCATGGTAAGGGAGAAGTCAGCACAGCGTGTAGAGGGTGTAAGGGGAAAGGTATTGTACTGGATGAAAAAAGAACCAGGCTTCATGGTGCGCCTGTTTATAAGATTTGTGGGCGTTGCAATGGAAACCGGTTTAGCCGTTTACCAACCACACTGGCGCGGCATCATGTCCAGAAGCTGGTACCGGACCTGACGGATTATCAGTGGTACAAAGGATATGCAGATGTCATTGATAAACTGGTTACAAAGTGCTGGCAGGAAGAAGCATATGCAGAGACACAATTGAGAAAAGTGACAAGATAAATGATTTTCGCCGAAGATGGCGACATGATGCTTGCATTTTTCAAAAAATATGGTTAGGATTCTCCTAACGATGGGCTTTGTATGTCTGCCGTTAACGAAATCATAACAAACCTCGCTTCGGCGGGGTTTTTGCTTTTCTGGAGGTCAATAATGCAGGGCGAAAAGCAGCAGCCATATTTTTTTAACCCTGGTATGACTGTTGAACAGCTTGAAGACTGGCTGGAGCAGCAAAAGCTTCATCTAAGCCGCTATAACCGTCTGGTAAAAGAAAAAGCAGAGCTTGAAGAACGGCTCAGTGATATTTCTGTGGAAATTGAACGAATGTCTGCTGGTGGTTTTAACGGAAAGTTGAGTTTCCCCTGGGAGTCAAGTTCGCTTCTGAGAAATCATCAACAGGGTAGTATTTGACTGAAATAATAAACAGACTGTCATTAAGATCCCTTCCCCTCATATCTGAGAGGACCAACAGCAATTAAGAGGGGGCTAAATGTCCGATCCGATTTCCGGTACTGGGCTGGCTGGTGGTGCCCTGACGGGTGCCAGTGTTTATGGACTGCTGACCGGAACTGATTACGGCGTTGTATTTGGCGCATTTGCAGGGGCTGTATTCTACATAGCAACAGCAGCAGATCTGAGTGCATCGCGCCGACTGGCATATTTTATCGTGTCATATATTGCCGGGATTCTTTGCTCTGGGTTGGTTGGCTCCAAGCTGGCGAACTTGACCGGATACAGTGATAAACCTCTGGATGCTATTGGTGCCGTAATCGTCTCTGCTTTAGCCGTTAAAATCCTGACGTTCCTGAATAATCAGGATATCGGCTCGCTGGTGGCGCTCATAACGCGCCGGGGAGGTTCAGGTGGAGCTAAATGACCCGACAGCAACTATAAATGCGCTGTTATGTGCTTGTGTTGTTATTACTCTGATGTTTTATCGTCGTGGTGATTCGCGGCATCGTCCTTGGGTTTCACGTTTAGCCTGGCTGATTACTGTTACATACAGTGCTGTTCCGTTGGCCTATCTCTGTGGGATTTATCCCCATTCCTCATGGCCCATTATCGTGGCGAACACTATTTTTCTTTCCGTGCTGGTGGCCGTCAGAGGCAACGTTGCACGTCTGGTTGATCATCTGAGGCACTAATGAACCAACAATTATTTCAAAAGGCGGCTGGTATTAGCGCCGGGCTGGCTGCGCGCTGGTTTCCGCACATTGATGCGGCGATGAAGGAATTCGGCATTACAGCACCAGCGGATCAGGCAATGTTTATCGCTCAGGTAGGCCATGAGTCGATGGGGTTTAGCGCCGTAGTTGAAAATTTTAACTACACACCATCTGCGCTGGTGGCGACGTTCGGAAAGAGGATCACACAGCAGCAGGCTGATGCCCTTGGCAGAACATCCGGACATGCAGCTCGTCAGGATGCTATTGCCAATCTGGTGTATAGCAACCGACTGGGTAACAAAGCACCAGGTGATGGCTGGAAATATCGTGGTAGAGGATTAATTCAAATCACTGGCCTCCATAATTATCGCATCTGTGGCGCGGCGCTGAAGTTAGATCTGGTGACTTCACCTGAACAACTGGAACAGGAACTACAGGCTGCGCGCTCAGCTGCATGGTTCTACACCTCTAAAGGTTGCATGATCTACGGTGCCGATATTAACCGTGTTACGCGCATCATTAACGGCGGTTTGAACGGTATTGAGGATCGTAAGGTCCGATACAACAAGGCGCGGGCGGCGCTGCTGGTATGAAGATGAGTTATTGGGCGCTCATTTTAACGTTTATTGCTTGTGTCGCTGGTGGTCTTGTCTGGTCAGCGAATCACTATCATGGAAAGTTTCTGGAGGAGCAGAAGCGTGCTGATGCTGCGGAACAGCGAGCTGATTCTACTGAGGCTATCACCGCGAATGTTCTGCGTACTATGGCAATAACGAACATCATTCAGGAGGCGAATCAACATGCAAAACAGCAGATCGCACTGGAGTCACAGAGAACCCAGGAAGATATCAAAGTGGCTGTTGCGGATGATGATTGTGCTTCACGTCCTGTGCCTGCTGCCGCTGCTGACCGGTTGCGGAAGTACGCGAACAGTTTACGTCCAGGTTCCGGTAGTTCCGTTACCAGCCAGCCTGACGGCTGAAACCCCTCCGCCTGATTTACCTGATCATTTTACGTGGGGCTCGAGCTTAGATCTGAATGTCGCCTTGTTGTCTGCATTGGCGCAGTGTAATACCGATAAAGCTGACATCAGAAGGATTGAAGTTGAGCGTGGTCACATCATGCAAAAAAAATGATGTTAACTTTGTTTTGTTCCTTGATTTGATATGTGATGGCCCAATAGATACAAAGCACCTGATTTTGGTGACTCTTTTAAAGGGCTTTACACATGAAAGATGGTATCTATTTTGTTGTTTTCAGAAGCAATCAACGTGATTTTGGTAATGGTACCGTAGTTGTCAAAAACAATGCAGTAAACGGCGGAGATTTTGGTTTTACGTATCAGGGAAAAATTGACGGTAGCCAACTTATTCTGCGCGTATCGCAGCATGATTTAAATGTCACCTCGGTTTTCCCTGGGGTAAAGAACTTTGAATTGAGTCTTTCTTTGCAGGAACGAGGACGTGATTACCTGTTAAATGGATCTGTGGTCGGAATGCCTCAGATGCAAATTTCAATTAGTGCAAAATACATTGGTGATCTGATTTAGTTTATCGAGATGATAATTGAACCGCCTCCGGGCGGTTTTTTATTGCCATTTCTATGGTCTGTTCCATCGTAATAACTTAAAGGGAAGCATTAATGCCGCCACGAACCCCGAAAGCCTGCCGTGTTCGCGGCTGCCGCCATACCACTACTGACCCTTCAGGCTACTGCGAAAGCCACAAAAGCGAAGGCTGGAAGCAATACAAACCTGGACAATCCCGTCATCAGCGCGGCTACGGTTCGAAGTGGGACAGTATCCGCGCGCGTGTTCTGAAGCGTGACAAAGGCCTGTGTCAATTATGTCTGCGTGCTGGTGTGGTGCGTGAGGCGAAAACTGTTGACCACATCATCCCTAAAGCGCATGGCGGCACTGATGCTGACAGTAATCTGCAGAGTCTGTGCTGGCCGTGTCATAAGGCGAAGACGGCCCGTGAACGGTTAAAGTGATAATAATTCTCAACTGTCTGAGGGGAGGGGCGGGTCAAATCCCTGCAGCCTGACGTCTTCCGGACTGCCCGCCCCATCGTTTTTTTATACCCGCGAAAAATGAAATTTAACCAGGAGTGCCGCATATGGCTGGAACGGCGGGGCGTTCCGGGCGTCGCCCTAAGCCAACGGCGCGCAAGGCGCTGGCCGGAAACCCCGGCAAGCGAGCCCTGAACAAAGATGAACCTGTTTTTACGCCCATCAAAGGTGTTGAGCCACCGGAGTGGTTCGCTGAAGAAGAGCTTCCTCTCGCCACGATCATGTGGCAACTGACAACCAAAGAACTCTGCGGTCAGGGCCTGCTGTGCGTGACTGACCTCGCAGTGCTTGAGCGGTGGTGCGTGGCCTATGAGTTCTGGCGACGTGCCGTGAAAAATATTGCCAGACAGGGCAACACCATCACCGGTGCAATGGGCGGTATGGTCAAAAATCCGGAGCTGACCGCCAAAAAAGAACAGGAGTCCGAGATGAGCAGTACGGGGGCAATGCTCGGACTCGACCCCAGCAGCCGCCAGCGTCTGATTGGCCTGGCGGGGAAGAAGAAAGCCACTAACCCGTTTCTGACAATCTGAAAATCATCGAATCATGAGCCGGAAATCTTACCCCAACGTAAATGCTGCCAATCAGTATGCCCGTGATGTCGTGCGCGGAAAGATTGTGGCCTGCCAGTTTGTGATTCAGGCCTGCCAGCGCCATCTTGATGACCTGATGGCGGAAAAAAGTAAGTCGTTTCGTTACCGCTTCGACAAGGACCTGGCTGAACGGGCCGCCAAATTTATTCAGCTGTTGCCGCACACCAAGGGTGAGTGGGCATTTAAACGGATGCCCATCACGCTGGAGCCGTGGCAGCTATTTGTGATCTGCTGTGCGTTTGGCTGGGTCAATAAAGGCTCCCGATTGCGCCGCTTCCGGGAGGTGTATACCGAAATCCCCCGTAAGAACGGCAAATCGGCAATCTCTGCCGGTGTTGCCCTGTATTGTTTTGCCTGTGATAACGAGTTTGGCGCGGAAGTGTATTCCGGTGCCACGACGGAGAAACAGGCGTGGGAAGTCTTTCGTCCGGCACGACTGATGTGTAAACGCACACCCATGCTGACGGAAGCGTTCGGGATTGAGGTTAACGCCTCAAACATGAACCGTCCGGAGGATGGCGCGCGGTTTGAACCGCTGATCGGTAACCCCGGTGATGGATCATCACCCCACTGTGCGGTGGTGGATGAATATCACGAGCACGCCACCGATGCGCTTTACACCACGATGCTTACCGGGATGGGGGCGCGACGTCAGCCACTGATGTGGGCCATTACTACTGCCGGGTACAACATTGAGGGGCCGTGCTACGACAAGCGGCGGGAAGTCATCGAGATGCTCAACGGCTCGGTGCCCAACGATGAACTGTTCGGGATCATCTATACCGTTGATGAAGGTGATGACTGGACCGACCCGCAGGTGCTGGAAAAAGCTAACCCGAATATTGGCGTGTCGGTTTATCGCGAATTTTTGTTAAGTCAGCAGCAGCGTGCGAAAAATAACGCCCGTCTGGCAAACGTCTTTAAAACAAAACACCTCAATATCTGGGTGTCGGCGCGTTCGGCGTATTTCAACCTGGTGAGCTGGCAGAGCTGCGAGGATAAATCACTGACCCTTGAGCAGTTCGAGGGGCAGCCGTGCATTCTGGCCTTTGACCTGGCGCGTAAGCTGGATATGAACAGCATGGCGCGACTTTATACCCGCGAGATTGACGGTAAAACGCATTACTACAGTGTGGCCCCGCGTTTCTGGGTACCGTATGACACGGTGTACAGCGTCGAGAAAAATGAAGATCGACGGACAGCCGAACGCTTTCAGAAATGGGTGGAAATGGGCGTCCTGACCGTTACCGATGGTGCAGAGGTGGATTATCGCTACATCCTCGAAGAGGCCAAAGCGGCGAACAAAATCAGCCCGGTCAGCGAGTCACCCATCGACCCCTTCGGGGCGACCGGGCTCTCACATGACCTTGCTGATGAAGACCTGAACCCCGTCACCATCATTCAGAACTACACCAACATGTCCGACCCGATGAAAGAGCTGGAAGCGGCAATTGAATCGGGGCGCTTTCATCATGATGGCAATCCCATCATGACCTGGTGTATCGGCAACGTGGTCGGCAAAACCATTCCGGGTAACGATGATGTGGTGAAGCCCGTCAAAGAGCAGGCGGAAAACAAAATCGATGGTGCAGTTGCGCTGATTATGGCGGTTGGCAGAGCCATGCTGTACGAGAAAGAAGACACGCTGTCTGACCACATTGAATCCTATGGGATCCGCTCGCTTTAACTGAGGTAATTATGATCATGCTGATTCTCGCGCCTCTGGTGGGCGTGCTGGGTGCGCTTTTGCTGGCGTATGGTGCCTGGCTGATTTATCCCCCGGCGGGGTTTGTTGTTGCCGGGGCGCTGTGCCTGTTCTGGTCGTGGCTGGTGGCGCGATATCTCGACCGTACACAGCCGTCTGTCGGCGGAGGTAAATAGTGTTCTTTTCGGGATTATTTCAACGAAAAAGTGACGCACCGGTGACCACGCCAGCAGAGCTGGCGGATGCTATCGGGCTGTCATATGACACCTATACCGGAAAGCAGATCAGCAGCCAGCGGGCCATGCGACTGACGGCGGTTTTTTCCTGCGTCAGGGTGCTGGCGGAGTCGGTCGGGATGTTGCCCTGCAACCTGTATCACCTGAACGGCAGCCTGAAACAGAGAGCCACCGGCGAACGTCTGCATAAACTGATCTCCACGCATCCCAATGGCTATATGACGCCGCAGGAGTTCTGGGAGCTGGTGGTCACCTGTCTGTGCCTGCGGGGAAACTTTTACGCCTACAAAGTGAAAGCATTTGGCGAAGTGGCTGAACTGCTGCCCGTCGATCCCGGCTGTGTGGTACCGAAGCTTAACAGTAGCTGGGAGCCGATCTATCAGGTCACATTCCCGGATGGCTCCACGGATGTACTGAGCCAGGAGGATATCTGGCATGTGCGCACGCTGACGCTGGACGGACTGGTGGGGCTGAATCCCATCGCCTATGCCCGCGAGGCAATATCGCTGGCAGCTGCGACCGAAGAGCACGGGGCCAGACTGTTCAGCAATGGCGCGGTGACGTCGGGTGTGTTGCGTACAGAGCAGACGCTGTCAGATCAGGCTTATGAGCGCCTGAAGAAAGATTTTGAGGAGCGTCACACCGGGCTTGGCAATGCTCACCGCCCGATGATCCTTGAGATGGGGCTGGACTGGAAGTCGATGGCGCTGAACGCCGAGGACAGCCAGTTCCTGGAAACCCGCAAGTTTCAGCTTGAAGAAATCTGTCGTCTGTTCCGGGTGCCGTTGCACATGGTGCAGAACACCGATCGCGCCACCTTCAACAATATCGAAGAGCTGGGGCTGGGATTTATCAACTATTCACTGGTGCCGTATCTGACCCGCATCGAACAGCGGATCAACACCGGACTGGTACGAAAAAGTAAGCAGGGCGTTTATTACGCCAAATTTAACGCCGGGGCGTTACTGCGCGGGGATATGAAGTCCCGTTTTGAAGCCTACGCCACCGGGATCAACTGGGGAATTTACTCTCCCAATGACTGCCGCGACCTGGAAGATATGAATCCGCGTCCCGGTGGTGATGTCTATCTCACACCGATGAACATGACCACGAAACCCTCCGATGGCAGTAAAGCCGGTAAGCAGAAGGATAACGCCAATGCAGACGAAACAACGTCTTGATGTACCGCTGAGTCTGAAATCTGTCAGTGACTCCGGTGAGTTTGAAGGGTATGGCTCCGTCTTTGGTGTAAAGGACAGCCACGATGATGTGGTGATGTCCGGGGCATTTGCTGCTTCCCTGCGGGCGTGGAGTGACAGAAAAGCGTTACCTGCGCTGCTCTGGCAGCACCGCATGGATGAACCCATCGGTGTTTACACCGAAATGAAGGAAGACGATGTCGGGCTTTACGTCAGGGGACGGTTGCTTATTGATGATGATCCCCTCGCAAAACGCGCACATGCACACATGAAGGCCGGTTCGTTAACCGGCCTTTCTATTGGGTACGTCCTGAAAGACTGGGAATACGACCGGAGCAAAGAAGCCTTTCTGCTGAAAGAAATCGACCTCTGGGAAGTCAGCCTGGTGACGTTCCCGTCTAACGACGAGGCGCGGATCAGCGACGTCAAGAACGCACTGGCCCGCGGGGAAATCCCCGAACAGAAAAAAATCGAAAGAGTCCTGCGTGATGTCGGACTCTCCCGTACCCAGGCCAAAGCATTCATGGCCGGTGGCTATGGCGCACTGTCCCTGCGCGACGCTGAGGATGTGGGCTCTGCACTGAATGCACTGAAAAATCTGAACTTCTAATCAGGAGAAATACGATGGCGGTTGATATTAAAGATGTCGAACAGGTCGCGCAGGAGCTGCAGCAGAAGTTTGACGACTTCAAAGCAAAGAACGACAAGCGCGTGGATGCGATTGAGCAGGAAAAAGGCAAGCTTGCCGGGCAGGTGGAAACCCTGAACGGGAAACTCAGCGAGCTGGAAAATCTCAAAAGCGACCTTGAAAAAGAGCTGCTTGAGCTGAAACGTCCGGCTGGTGGAGCGCAAAATAAACTGGCCACCGAGCATAAAGAGGCGTTTGTGGGCTTTCTGCGTAAAGGCCGTGAAGACGGTCTGCGCGATCTGGAGCGTAAGGCATTGCAGGTGGGTACCGATGAAGACGGTGGCTACGCCGTGCCGGAAGAACTGGATCGCAACATTCTTAACCTGCTGAAAGATGAAGTGGTGATGCGTCAGGAAGCCACGGTGATCACCGTTGGCGGTTCCGACTACAAAAAACTGGTGAATCTGGGCGGTACGGCTTCCGGATGGGTGGGGGAAACGGATACGCGATCCCAGACTGCCACCTCCAGACTGGAGCTGATTGAACCTCTCATGGGGGAAATTTACGGCAACCCGCAGGCCACCCAGAAAATGCTGGATGATGCCTTTTTCAACGTGGAGGCCTGGATCAACAGCGAGCTGGCAACCGAATTTGCCGAACAGGAAGAAATTGCCTTTACCTCAGGCGATGGCACCAAGAAGCCGAAAGGGTTCCTGGCGTATGAATCCACTGATGAAACCGACAAGGTCCGGGCGTTCGGCAAACTTCAGCATATTGTATCCGGCGAAGCGACTGCGGTGACCGCAGACGCCATTATCAAACTGATTTACACGCTGCGTAAGGCACACCGCACTGGCGCGAAGTTCATGATGAACAACAACAGCCTGTTTGCCATCCGTCTGCTGAAAGACAGCGAGGGTAACTATCTGTGGCGTCCGGGGCTGGAGCTGGGGCAGCCGTCCTCTCTGGCGGGTTACGGTATCGCTGAAAACTAACAGATGCCGGATATCGCCGCTGATGCGAAAGCCATTGCATTTGGTAACTTCAAACGGGGTTACACCATCGTTGACCGTATCGGCACCCGCATTCTGCGTGACCCGTACACCAATAAACCGTTTGTCGGTTTTTATACCACCAAGCGCACCGGCGGGATGCTGGTCGATTCGCAGGCCATCAAACTGCTGAAGATTGCAGCGGCGTAATCATTCAGGGGCGCGGAACCGCGCCCCCTGTTCTGACGGGTGAAGAATCATGATCCTGAAACAAGATCTGAAATGGTCACCGGACGGTATGCGTGTTGAGGTCATTCGGGCCGGTGAGTATGACGACGGGGCGCTTCCTGCCCGGGTGCAGGAGATTGCACTTCAGGCCGGGTTAGCTGAGCGCGGAACCAGTGCAAAAAGCAGTAAAGCGGCAAAAGAGAAAAAAGCCACGACCAGTAAAGAGAGCTGAGTATGCTTCTGACAATGGAAGAGATTAAAGCCCAACTCCGGCTGGATGAGGATTTCGATGCTGATGACCGCCATCTGCAACTGCTGGCCTGTGCGGCACAAAAGCGGACGGAAACGTATCTGAACCGGAAGCTCTATGCACCGGATGAAACCATTCCGGACAGCGATCCGGACGGGCTGCACCTGCCGGATGATATTCGTCTGGGGATGCTGATGCTTATCAGCCATTTTTACGAAAACCGCTCGTCGGTTACGGAAGTGGAGAAACTCGACATGCCGCAGAGTTTTGGCTGGCTTGTCGGCCCGTACAGGTACTTTCCGCAATGAAAATTCGTCAGGCGCAGACCAGCGCAACCTACATTCTGCCGGACCCCGGTGAACTGAATAAACGCGTCCTGATCCGCCAGCGGGTGGATATGCCCGCGGATAACTTTGGCGTGGAGCCTCAATACCCGGTTACGTTCCGGACATGGGCGAAGGTTATCCAGACCAGTGCCACCACCTGGCAGAAAACCGCGCAGACCGGGGACGCCATCACCCATTACATCACCATTCGTTACCGCCGGGGGATCACTGCTGATTATGAGGTGGTCTGTGATGACCGTGTGTACCGGGTGAAACGTCAGCGTGATCTGAACGGGGCGCGGCGCTTTCTGCTGCTGGAGTGTACGGAGCTGGGCGAATGTAGGCAGAGTCACGGAGGCAGCAATGGCGACTCCCTTTTTTCACGTTGATGTTCAGCAGCCCGCCGAGATGCGCTTTAACCGCGCCCGTGTCCGGCGGGCGTTTGTCACGATTGGGCAGCGTCATATGCGTGATGCCCGTCGGCTGGTGATGCGCCGTGCGCGGTCGGCACCAGGTGAAAACCCCGGTTATCAGACCGGACGCCTGGCTCGTTCGATTGGTTATATGGTGCCGAGAGCCAGTAAAAAGCGAGCCGGTTTTATGACACGCATTTCCCCTAACCAGCGCAACGGGAAGGGGAACCGGATGATCTCTGGTGACTTCTATCCGGCATTTCTGTTTTTTGGTGTCCGGGGAGGAGCAAAACGTCGTCGTAGTCATCATCGTGGTGCATCCGGTGGCAGCGGCTGGCGACTGGCTCCACGTAATAACTTCATGGTGGAAACTCTTGAAAAGAACCGCAGCTGGACACGCTATTTTCTGGCGCGGGAATTGCGTAAATCACTGAAGCCGGAGCGACGACACAGATGAAACTGACGCCTGTTATTGCTGCGCTGCGTGCCCGCTGCCCGTATTTTGAAAACCGGGTGGCAGGCGCGGCACAGTTCAAAAATCTGCCGGAGGTCGGAAAGCTGAGACTCCCGGCGGCGTATGTGGTACCGGGTGATGACTCTCCGGGAGAAAACAAAAGCCAGACCGACTACTGGCAGGAGCTGAAAGAGGGCTTCTCCGTGGTTGTCATACTGAGTAACGGGCGTGATGAGCACGGTCAGTTTGCCTCGTATGATGTGGTGGACGATGTCCGGCAGATGCTCTTTAAGGCCCTGCTGGGCTGGAACCCGGAAGCGTGCGGTAACCCGATTACCTATGACGGCGGCACGCTGCTGGATCTGAATCGTCATGAGCTGATTTATCAGTTCGATTTTTCGGTCATCAGCGAGCTGACTGAAGACGATACCCGCCAGCAGGATGATCTGAACAGTCTGGATGAACTGCAAACGCTGGCGATTGATGTTGATTATCTCGAGCCCGGTAACGGGCCTGACGGCGATATCGAACATCACACCGAAATAACCCTTCCTTCCTGAGGATCCTCATGTTTGTCAAACCTGTTAAAGGGCGGTCAGTGCCTGACCCTGCCCGCGGTGACCTTTTGCCCACCGAAGGGCGAAATGTTGACGAGAACAACTACTGGCTGCGCCGTGAAGCAGCGGGTGATATCCGGCGCGTGAATAAAAAGGTGAACACCGATGACGATAAGCTTTAACACCATTCCGTCGAATACGCTGGTTCCGCTGTTTTATGCGGAAATGGATAACCAGGCGGCGAATACTGCACAGGACAGCGGGGCATCGTTGCTGATTGGTCACGCCAATAACGGTGCAGAGATTGTTGCCAACAGTCTGGTGCTGATGCCGTCGGCAGACTATGCACGCCAGATTTGTGGTGCGGGAAGTCAGCTGGCGCGTATGGTCGAGGCTTATCGCCAGACCGACCCGTTTGGCGAGCTGTATGTGATTGCCGTTCCGGAAGCCACAGGCGCGGCGGCAACGGTTACGCTGACGGTGACCGGGGCGGCAACCGAAACCGGCACGGTGAATGTTTATGTGGGACGTACCCGCGTGCAGGCACCGGTGACCAACGGCGATAACGTCGCGACGATTGCCAGCAGTATCAAAGATGCCATTAATGCCGTTCCGGCCCTGCCGTTTACTGCCTCATCTTCGGCAGGCGTGGTCACGCTGACCGCGCGTCATAAGGGGCTTTGCGGGAATGAAATTCCTGTCAGCCTCAATTACTACGGCTTTGGTGGGGGCGAAGTGCTGCCAGCGGGCGTACAGATTGCCGTGGCGACGGGTACCGCCGGAACGGGCGCTCCGGTTCTCACCGGTGCGGTGGCTGCAATGGCGGATGAGCCGTTTGATTATATTGGCCTGCCGTTCAACGACACGGCCTCCGTTAACACGCTGGTGACCGAGATGAACGATACCAGCGGTCGCTGGAGCTATGCGCGTCAGCTGTATGGTCATGTGTATACGGCAAAGATCGGCACGCTGTCAGAACTGGTGACCGCAGGTGACCAGTTTAACCAGCAGCACATTACCCTGGCGGGATACGAAAAAGACACTCAGACGCCAGCCGACGAGCTGGCGGCAAGCCGTACCGCCCGCGCAGCGGTGTTTATCCGCAACGATCCGGCACGTCCCACGCAGACCGGTGAGCTGGTGGGTATGCTGCCTGCGCCGAAGGGGAAACGGTTCACGATGACCGAGCAACAGACCCTGCTGTCTCATGGCGTGGCAACGGCGTATGTCGAAAGCGGGGTGCTGCGCATTCAGCGTGATGTCACCACGTACAGGAAAAACGCTTACGGTGTTGCGGATAACAGCTACCTCGACAGCGAGACGCTGCATACCAGCGCGTATGTGCTGCGCAAACTGAAATCCGTCATTACCAGTAAGTACGGGCGTCACAAGCTTGCCAGCGACGGTACCCGCTTTGGTCCCGGTCAGGCGATTGTCACACCGGCGGTGATCAAAGGGGAACTGCTGGCAACCTACCGTCAGCTTGAGCGTGCGGGGATCGTGGAAAACTACGAACTGTTTAAGCAGTACCTGGTTGTGGAGCGTGATGCCAGCGATCCGAACCGCCTGAACACGCTGTTCCCGCCTGACTATGTTAACCAGTTGCGTGTTTTTGCCGTGGTTAACCAGTTCCGTCTTCAGTATTCAGAGGAGTCTGCATAATGGCCCGTATCGGGGGAACCTGTTATTTCAAAATTGACGGTCAACAGCTATCGCTGACCGGCGGCATTGAGGTGCCCATGAACAGGACGGTCAATGATGACATCATCGGCCTGGACGGTTCAGTGGACCGCAAGGAAACTCACCGTGCGCCTTATGTCAAAGGGACTTTCAAGGTGCCGAAGAATTTTCCGGTGAACAAAATCACCTCGTCTGATGAGATGACTATCACTGCCGAGCTGGCGAACGGTCAGGTCTATGTACTGTCGTCTGCCTGGCTGCACGGCGAAGCGAACCATAATGCCGAAGAAGGCACGGTCGATCTTGAGTTCCACGGTGAAGAAGGGGATTACCAGTAATGAAAGAGCTTGAGTTAAAGAAACCGATTACCGCTCATGGCGAGACACTCTCTGTACTGGAGTTTGATGAGCCCACCGGGAAGGATGTCCGCGAGCTGGGGTATCCCTACCAGATGAATCAGGATGAGTCCGTCAGACTTCTGGCGCATGTGGTATCGAAATACATTGTGCGGCTGGCGAAAGTGCCGCAAAGCTCTGTCGACCAGATGTCTCCGGCAGACCTGAATGCAGCGGCGTGGCTTGTGGCTGGTTTTTTCCTCCAGGCCTGACGGCTGAATACCTCACTGATCGCTTCTTTGACTGCGCCAGCTACTGGCGCATTAATCCTTTCGAATTGCTGAATATGCCGATCAGTGAAATTCCCTTGCTGGTCAGTCAGGCAAACAGGATAGAGCAGGAGAAACGCACACATGGCTGAATTTGAGCTTAAGGCGTTGATCACCGGTGTCGACAGGCTTTCTCCCGCGCTGTCGAAAATGCAAAAGAAAATCCGGGGATTTAAACGCCAGGCGGAAGAAGCGTCACAGGGTGGGCTGGCGCTTGGTGGCGGACTGGCAGCGGGTCTGACGCTTTCCCTGAAATCTTATGCCGATCAGGAAAACGCCGCCACCGGGCTGAAAGTCGCCATGATGGATGCGAACGGCGAGGTTGGAAAGAGCTTTCAGGACATCAATAAACTGGCTATTGGCCTGGGTAATCAGCTACCCGGTACAACGGCTGATTTCCAGAACATGATGCAGATGCTGGTGCGTCAGGGGATCCCGGCAGAAAACATTCTTGGCGGTGTGGGTAAAGCGACAGCTTATCTTGCGGTACAACTGAAAAAAACACCGGAAGCGGCTGCCGAGTTTGCCGCAAAGATGCAGGATGCTACCGGAACGGCGTCAGAAGACATGATGGGGCTGTTCGACACTATCCAGAAGGCGTTTTATCTGGGCGTTGACGATACCAACATGTTGTCCTTCTTCACTAAAACCAGCTCTGTTCTGAAGATGGTGAACAAGGACGGTCTTCAGGCTGCACAGAGCCTTGCCCCCATCAGCGTCATGATGGATCAGATGGGGATGAACGGGGAGTCGGCAGGTAACGCCCTGCGAAAAGTTATCCAGTCCGGATTAAGCGTTAAGAAAATCAGGGACGTCAATAAAATCATGGCCCGCCAGAAACTCGGGGTACAGCTCGATTTTACTGACGGCAAAGGGAGTTTTGGCGGTCTTGATAACATGTTCAGGCAACTGGCAAAGCTGCGAAAACTGACCGACGTTAAGCGAACAGGCGTACTTAAGGCAATATTTGGTGATGATGCCGAAACCCTTCAGGTGGTCAATGCACTAATCGATAAAGGAAAGGATGGCTACGATCAGATCCAGCAGAAGATGAATAAACAGGCCAGCCTGAATAAACGTGTTCAGGCTCAGCTTGGTACGCTGTCCAACCTGTGGGAGGCAATGACGGGGACCGCAACTAACGGTCTTGCAGCTATTGGCGGCGCATTTTCTGGTGACGCCAAAAATATCACGCAGTGGCTGGGGGAGTTGGGGGAGAAATTCACGAAGTTTGCGGAAGAAAATCCCCGGGTTATTCGCGGCGTCGTCGGGCTTGCTGCCGGTCTTGCGATTCTGAAACTGGGATTGATGGGCGTGGGCAGTGCCATCAGTATTGTCAGCAGGATTATGTCGATGACGCCGATTGGCATGATTGCGACGGCGATTGCTCTGGCTGCGGGATTAATTATCACTAACTGGGATGTTGTCGGACCTTATTTTAAGAAGCTCTGGGAAACCATTGGTCCTTATTTTGAGGCTGGCTGGGAACTTCTGAAGAAGGTTTTTGCCTGGTCGCCGCTGGGGATGGTGATCAATAACTGGGGACCGGTTGTTAAGTGGTTTCAGGATATGTGGGATAAGCTGAAGCCAATTATTGAGTGGTTTACCGACAGTTCCGGTGACACGGTCGATGCCATTAACTCTGCGCAGTGGGGCGCGGGTGCTTATGATGCTTATGGGACGGGAATACCGGCGCGGGGATACACACCTTATCCGGCGGTAGATCTGGCTCAGTCAAACAACGCCTCCGATGCCACAGGCCCGAATCCCTTCATGATTAACAAAGCTTCTGCGCCAAAAGTTGATGGTGAGATCAAGGTATCATTTATAAATATGCCACCAGGTATGCGGGTTACGGAAACACGCTCCAGTGGCATTGATATAAATCACGATGTTGGCTATACCCGATTTTGGTAGCCAGGATTCCCCTCACAGGTATTGCTGGTTGTAAGTCATAAATAGAGTGATAGAATTAATGCACATTTAGAAAAATGTTAATAGGCGAAAAATGAAAGGCTATATCACAGCAAGTGTAATTCTTGGAGCAGCGGCTGTTTTTTCATCTCTCATAATCTCTGGCAACATCTCCTTTAAAGATGAACATATTATTCAGTTATCTGGAGGAGCCATAAAACTTGGTGATGTTTATAAAGAAAATAAATTGATAAGTGCAAAGATTATTTTTCCAGATAATCAGGGTGAACAGATTCTTGTTGTCGACGGCAATCCTGAAAACTTTAAGGAGGATTTTCAGGAGAAATTAAATAAAGTAATAAAAACTTTAAATGCGTCAAAGAAAAAAGATGAAGAGAAAGTTAGCCTGGATAATTTAAGTGTTATTGAAGAGTCTAAACTAGAGCTCGTTTCTGCGGTGCGTTACTCTGCTCAGTATGTTCCTATGTTTACTCTGACGCTGGACAAAAAAGAAATTACCATGCCTAAAAATACGGTAATATTTCCATTTGCCAGCGATGAAACAGCTAAGTATTTAAATGAACAACAGCAAAAGTATAAAGATTCGTTGTTTCTGACTCGCTAATTAATAAAATTCATTACAAGGCCACCTTCTAATAGGTGGCTTTTTTATTTTCGGAGTGTATATGACGTGGAAAGACAGGCTTCAGGATGCGTCATTTCGAGGTGTGCCGTTTAAGGTTGAAGAAGAAAGTGCGGGAACTGGCCGTCGTGTGGAAACGCACGAATACCCGAACCGCGACAAACCCTATACCGAAGATCTGGGAAAAGTCACTTTCCGCCCGTCCATCACAGCTTATGTGGTAGGAGATGACTGCTTTGACCAGCGCGATCGCCTGATTGAAGCGCTGAATAAACCCGGTCCCGGCACGCTTGTCCACCCGACATATGGTGAGCTGAAAGTCT